CAGATGAGTATGTCTAATGTCACATTTGATTATATCAAAAAAGAATGAAGTATATTTAAAGATACATGCAGAACCTCATATCTACTATGAGTTGTCTGATCAATTCACCTTTGATATTCCAAATGCGAAGTTTTCACCAGCATATAAAAAGAAATTTTGGGACGGTAAGATAAGACTATTCAATACTCAGAAAGGGGAAATATACATAGGATTACTTGATCGCATCATACAATTTTGTAAAGATCACGCATACACATACGAATTTATAGACAGTGAATACTTTGGATTACCTTTCGAAGTGAATGAAATGATATCACTTGAGGGTGTCAAGGATTATATGAATTCAATATCTAAATATCGACCCAGAGACTATCAGGTAGATGGAGTATACGACGCCTTAAAACATAATAGAAAATTATTGATATCTCCAACTGCATCGGGTAAGTCTCTGATGATATACTCAATTGTGAGATATTATGTTGATAAGAAGAAAAATATTTTGATAGTTGTTCCGACGACATCGTTAGTAGAGCAGATGTATAAAGATTTTGCAGATTATGGTTGGGACGTTGGTTCATTTTGCCACAAAGTATATGCAGGTAAAGAGAGAGAGACGAACTCTCAGGTAATCATTACGACTTGGCAATCAATTTACAAACTCCCCAGAAAGTATTTTGAGAGATTCTCTGTTGTGATTGGGGATGAGGCACATCAATTTAAATCAAAGTCATTAATATCTATAATGACAAAACTTGACGATGCAAAATATCGATTTGGATTTACTGGTACATTAGACGGAAGTGAGACTCATAAATGGGTTCTTGAGGGATTGTTCGGACCTTCCTATAAGATCATCAAAACTGACGAGCTCATGAAGAAAGGGCACCTTGCAAAACTAGATATCAACGTGCTTTTGTTAAAACACCCACCGAATAAATTTGAAAATTTTGAGGAGGAAGTTCAGTATATTATTGGTCATACTAAACGAAATAACTTTATCAAAAACCTTGCACTGGATCTCAAGGGTAACACTTTGATACTCTTTGCAAGAGTCGAAAAGCATGGGGAACCTCTTTACAATTTGATAAATAATAATAACATTATTGAAAATCGAAATGTCTTTTTTATTCATGGTGGAGTGGACACCGAAGACAGAGAGAAAGTTCGAGAAATCACTGAGCAGGAGAGTAATGCTATTATCGTTGCCTCGTACGGGACTTTTTCCACTGGGATTAATATCAAAAATTTACACAATATAATTTTTGCATCCCCCTCTAAATCAAGAATACGTAATTTACAGTCTATCGGAAGAGTTCTAAGAAAGGGTAATCAAAAGACAAGAGCAACTCTTTATGATATTGCTGATGACATTAGTTATAAATCTCGAAAAAATTACACACTCAATCACCTGATTGAGAGAATCAAAATTTATAATGAAGAGAATTTTGATTATGATATAGTCAACATACCACTTAAAAAATGATGGGAGACGAATTTTACGCAATACTTAAATTAGTTTCAGGAGAAGAGATTTTCTCACTCATTGTCGTGGATAATAATGAGGAGGACGATACTATTATAGTTCTTCAAAGTCCTGTTCTAATGTGGACAGTTACCAGTCCCAATGGAACTTTTATAAAAGTTAAACCTTGGATGGAATTACCAGATGAAGATATATTCATGATAAGACTTGATAAGGTTATTACTATGACTGAATCACATGATAAAAAATTGATTAAAATGTATAATCATTATATTAATGATGAAAGTTCTGAGTATGATATAAATGGACTTACTAAACCAGATTCTGAGATGGGTTACATATCTTCTGTGACAGAAGCACGTAAAAAACTAGAAATGCTTTTTAAGCTTAATAAAGAAACTTAACTAACTTATATCCCCTTCAACCCTTACAGAGTTATTGTACACATATTTACACCACTTGTCAAGTATCCAAAATATGTTATAATATTATTATGAAAAAGACAAAAACCTTATGCCTAGAAAAAAGTCAGAACACTATGTAAATAATAAGGAGTTACTGCAGGCTATAACTGTTTATCGAGGTAAGGCATTACTGGCAAAGGCAGCATACTTTAAGAAGCATGGACAAGATCCACCAAAGTCAGGACCATGGGAGGGTAAACCCCCCATCTCAAACTATCTCGGTTCTTGTTTCTTAAAGATTGCAACACACTTGTCGTATAAACCGAACTTTGTTAATTATATGTTTAGGGAGGATATGATCTCTGATGGAATCGAAAATTGCGTTCAGTACATACATAACTTTGATCCTGAGAAATCCAAAAATCCTTTTGCTTACTTTACGCAGGTTATACATTATGCGTTTCTCAGAAGAATACAAAAAGAAAAGAAACAATTAGATATTAAGACAAAGATTATTGAGAGAACAGGATTCGATGAGGTGATGATGGTAGACGAAAACTCATTGGCAGGAAGTAGTTCGGATTACAATACCATTAAAGATAATATTCAGTATCGAAACAATAATAGATGAAGATAGCAATTATCACAGACACTCACATGGGTGCGAGAAAGGGTTCTGCACACTTACATAATTATTTTGAGTTATTCTATAAGGATGTATTCTTCCCTGCACTGGAGGAGCACGGAATTGACACTATCATTCATATGGGTGATGTATTCGATAGTCGTAAATCAATCGACTATCAAAGTTTGGAATGGTCGAAACAAGTTGTATTCGAACCATTGAAGAAGTATAAGGTCTATGCCATTACTGGCAATCATGATTGTTATTATAAAAACACTAATTATGTAAATTCACCAGAACTTTTATTAACATCATATGATAATTGGGAAATATATTCGAGTCCAACAGAAATTAATATTGATGGATTAAATATATTGCTTCTACCTTGGATTAATTCAGAAAACTATGAGATATCAGTAAATGCAATAAATTCTAGCAAGTGTAAAGTTGCAATGGGTCACCTAGAAATTAATGGATTCAGAGCGACTCGTGGGCATATGATGGAAACTGGAATGGATGTTGATGTCTTTAATAAGTTTGATGTCGTATATTCTGGACACTTTCATACACGTTCTACAAATGGGAAGATACATTACTTGGGTAATCCATATGAGATGTTTTGGAATGATGTAAATGATACAAGAGGGTTTCATCTATTTGATACGGATACCTGCATTCATACTCCAATTAACAATCCTTATAAATTATTTTATAATGTATATTATGAAGATACGAACTATAAATTATTCAATACTACTCCATTAAAGAATAAAATTGTTAAATTAATTGTTCGTAAAAAATCTGATCCTAAAAATTTTGAAAAATTTATTGATAAACTCTATTCTTCTGGCATACAAGATTTAAAAATTATTGAAAATTTTGCAATTGAAGAGAGTGAAAGTTTTGAAATAGAGGAAGAAGAGAGTACAATATCAATATTGAATCGTTATATTGATGAATCTGATATTGAATTTGATAAAAATATAATTAAAAATATCTTTCAAGATCTTTATCGTCAAGCCTGCGAGGTGGAGTAATGTTTCTCCTTACACTTAAAAATAGAAGAGATGAGGGAGTCTATGCTGTAGACGATCAGTATGGAAATCTTGTTTTGTTTTTATTTGAGCAGGAAGATGATGCTACAAGATATGCTATGATGTTAGAAGAAGATGAACAAAAAGAAATGATTGTGGTTGAAATTGATGACGATCTTGCACTGAAAACATGTAAATTGAATAATTACAAATACGCAGTAATTACACCTGATGACATTATTATTCCACCTAAAAAATGATAATTTTTAAAACTATAAAATGGAAAAACTTTCTTTCGACTGGTGATCATTGGAATGAAATTAATTTTCTAGAAAAAAACACAAACTTAATAATTGGTACAAATGGATCAGGCAAATCTACAATGTTAGATGCACTGACTTTCGCTTTGTTCAATAAACCTTTTCGTAAGATAAACAAATCACAGTTAATGAATACCGTCAATGAAAAGGATTGTCTTGTTGAATTAGAGTTCTCTGTGAATAATCGAGATTATATTGTTCGTAGAGGAATGAAACCAAATATATTTGATATTGAGGTTAATGGTAACTTAATGAATCGACAGGCAGATGATAGATCTAATCAAAAAATATTAGAAGAAAGTATACTAAAAGTAAATTATAAGTCTTTCACACAAATTGTAATACTTGGTAGTAGTACTTTTGTTCCATTTATGCAATTAAGTGGATCAAATCGAAGAGATGTAATTGAAGATCTTCTTGACATACGTATTTTTTCTGCAATGAATCATCTAATTAAAGATCAAATTAGGGAAAAAAAAGAAAGAGTAAGATCTCTTGATCT